AGTGGCTGAATGTGACTATACACAATTGGCGAAGTCAGTGGTGGATATCCCAATGGAAACAAAGATACCCACCACCTAGCCCCAGTAACGCTCAAACAATACTGGGAGTCCTTATTTCAACGCTCGAAAGACTTGCTCGAAGTGCTCTGGCGTTTGGTTGGCTAACTCTATGTGAAACCAATTTGGCGAGCCTTGGTAAGAACCTGCGTTGTCATCTGCTGTGTAAATCTTGACGCCTGCTTTGCCTTCGCCACGAGAGCAGCGGTAGCCAGCGCCGTAGGCACCATAGGCGTACCAGTGCATTTCACAAAGTCCAAGGGCTTTGGAGTTGGCTAGGAACCAGTCCCAAATGATTCGGGCTTGTGCTTCGTCTTTGTATTTTAAATCGGCTGCATATCCGGTGGCGTGAACGCTGAGGCTTGCTCCTGATCTCATTGGCCGATTGACATAAGTCCCTAGCGAGGTTAGACCCCAACGTGCTTTGCATAGTTCAACAAGTTTGGCTGTCACTGGTTGTGTGCGCTTGCCGTCCCATGAAGGGAAATATGGATACGGGCGGTTACTCATGGTGCTGGTGGGTCTTTCGGTCTGTCTTTGAGGCCATTACCTGCTAAGACTCCCAAGAGCCCACCTGTCAATGTGGCAAGCATTGGCGAAAGTACAGACCATGCCGCATCATCATTAGGAGAGACTTCGAGCGGTTGGGTTACAAATAAAAGGCCGTAAAGCAATGCCAAGATGGAAGCAAGAAAAGCAAGCGTTAAGCCGATGGCTACGACAAAGATGAGTCGTGCTTTGATTTCTTCGTTTGTGTGTCTGTTGTCTGGTTTCATACGCACTTTCCGCCTGTGCCATAGGCAGGGGCTGGTGTTGCTGGGGTGATTGTTTCGGTTACGCCGCGTAGGGCTTTGTTTTTTGTTGGTGGGCAGTTGAGGCGTTCACGGTCTGCGCAGGCGGTTAGCGATGCACAAATAATCAATAGAATTAGGCTTTTTTGCATTATGCAGGGCCGATATCTTCTACTAGCAATGTTGTTGGCAGGGTGCCGTCAGCAAAGAAAGTAAGTGAGCCACCACCAGCACCAAGTTCGCCAGTTAATTTTAACGTGACCGAACCAGCGGTAAAAGTTTTGACTACAAATGCTGACACGGTGCTGCCAACAGTTGCGGTACCTACCTCTGCGATACAAGTTTGCAGAACTGTTGCACCTTGTTTAATTTTCATATAGGCAGTAACGTTCGATACCGTCGGAACAATATACGTGTACCCTGATATTTTGTAGTTTCTGTTTGCAATAGCCGTGAAAGTGACTGACATTCCCGTCAGGTCTACTACCGTTGTAACTCCTGCCATGTTGAGGGTGGTGCTAGTTGCTAACCCAACAGTCGAAAACCCAAAAGCGTTCTGTTGTGCTGCCGTGAGGATTGCCCCACTGACGAAGGTTGTGTTAGGTGCTATTGCCATGTTGTGTCTCCTTTAGAAACTTAAAAGATTGTTGTCGAGCGTTCCGAAGATTGCATCGTCAAGGGTTAAATATTGGTTGCCGTCAGTACTCTCAAAAGTATAAGAAACAATATGGCTACCCGGAGTGATGTTGTGGCTAATACCAGAAACAATGAGGGTCTGTGTCTCGGTTGCTGGGGTGCCGACGACAAAGTTCTTAACGACTGTGCAAATGCTGGTCAGGTCAAGGCCAAGCACAATGTTTTGGTTTGTAGCAGATAGCGCTGCCATTTGTGTGGATAGTCCCGTAAAGCGAAGAACTGGGTTTTGGTATTTGCCGAGCAGATAATTTCCAAGTCCTGCAACTTCGGTCGTGGTGCTGTTTAACAAGTCAAGCAGTGCGTATTGCTGTGCCTGATACAAAGCAATGCTGGAAGCGTTGCTGGCGGTCTGTTTAGCCCCTGCTGGTGATTGCGTGACGATGTAATTGTAAAGCAACTCATCGCCGTATTGGTTCACCAGTGTCTGGTATGGCAAGCCTGTGCCGTCAGTGTTAAAAGTAGCGCCAGCCACTGGGTTAAGAACACTAGACCTACCCTTGAAGGTAAGGGTGCCGTTAGCGCTCATAAACAGATAGCCCTGTTCGCTGGTGTTTACCAGTTGGAGATAATTAAGCACGTTGGTGTCTTGGGCGATGGCGTATGCGCCAAGCGTGGAAGAGCCAGTGTCAATAGCGCGAGCGCCTTGGTAGTTAATTTCGGGCAGGCTCAAAACTGCGTTGATTCGAGCGCCTGAAAGTTCAGCAGATGGCGTGACAGCATTCAGGGATTGGTTGGCAAGAACGGTGAACTGATCAGAACATGAGGCATACATGATGTCCTGATTGCTGATGTCGTAGTCAAGATTCCAGTCCGTTACCAGACCTGTGTAGATGGGTACGCCGTTAGCCAAGATTTGCACTGGGCAACGAGGCAACACAAACGGGTAGTAAGGACTCGACGTATTGCTTGGGTTCAAGATTTGGCTGGCATTGTCAAAAGCAATAGTTGCTGTGCCAGCATTGAACTGATCTAACTGCCGTGAGCGTCCACGGGTGATATTCACGGACTCAACCAAGTAGGTCAGGTCAACCATGGTGACACCACCAAGGGTTCCCCTACCAGCCGTGTCTAGAACGCCGTAGAAGGCATCATTCAGAAGGAATGGGGTACCAAAGCCTGTGGTGCTTTGAAAGCCCACCATGACCTGCATAGTTGGGGTACTCATGCGGCTGCAAAGACCTGACCACTACGGCGCTGGGCGCGTTGGATGGCTTCAATGATTTGCTGACCGATTTGGTCGGGCGTTGAAACAAGACCAGCGTTCACCGTGATGTTCATGCCGCCACCCATGTTGCCCATTTGAGAAAGAGGAATAACAGCCTCAGGGCCAGCCTCACCAATCAGCGCAAGCGTTGGGCTGGTAACAATTCCACCATTGGCAAGCATTGGAATATCTGGCATTGAAAAACCATTTCCGCCAATACCCGGAACCCAATCGGGAATCTTGAATGACAACTTGCCGACTGTGCTGTTCCAGATTCGAGCGATGCCGTTGAACACAGTTTTGACCGTTGAAAGCAAAGTGTTGAACAGCGGTATTACTACTTCGCCAATCCAAAATTCCATTGCGCCGAAGATTGAATCCACAACAGTTTTGAATGGTGTGAACTTCTTGTAGGCCGTTACAAGCAAAGCACCTAAACCAACCACTGCAATTGCTATGAGGCTAAATGGGTTGAGAGCCATGGCAACGTTTACAGCAACAATGGCAGCAGCAATAGTGGCAATGGCAGCGCCGATAGCCAGCAAGATTTCAGGGTGTTCTTGTGCCCAGTTACCAAACGAAGTAAGCAACGGAAGCATCGCTTCAACGGCTGGGATAAGTGCAGCGCCGATTGATTCTTTCGTTTCAGATAGGGCAATGCCAAGACGCTTGAATTGTCCTTGCGCACTGTCGGCAGCAACTGTGGCCTGATCCATGAAAGTGCCAGAAAGAACAGCCATCATTTCGTCTGCACTTGCGCCATCTTTTGCCATTTGCTTTAGTTCGGGTGACAGTTTGGCTAGGGCAGTTGTGGAGCCTCCAGCAGCCTTGGCTAGAGCCTCAGTGACTGTGCCTAGGTCTTTTCCAGTGCCTGCGCTGATGTCCATAGCCAGTGAAGCAAGTTCTTGGGCTTTTGTAACGTCATGGGTTTGGCTAACCAATCGAGCAAGGGCAGGACGAAGGTCATCATCAGTGACGCCCAGCGCTGTGCCTTGTGTAGATATCCACGTTTCGGTTGCTGCAATCTGGGCATCAGTAGCGCCAGCGCTGTTCATTAACTGAAGGGCAAGTTTCTTTTGTGCAGCGTCATCTTCGATAGCGCCCTTGGTGGCGTCAAAGAGTGCAGCGCCCAAACCAACAAGTGCAGCAGCCGCTGGGACAGCGGCCTTTTTAATAGCAAACTGAGCCTTCTGCCCGTTTGTTTCTAAGTCCTTAAACTGAGAGATGGCTTTCTTAATACCAGAGCCGTCAAATTCGCTGATGATGGGAATGTTTACAGCCATTACTTCAACTCCTGATTTACCTTAGTAATTACGCGCAACACTAGCGCTCGAAGTTCCGCTTGTATGGAAGGCAATGCTTGTTCGGCTGATGGCCAAAGAATGCGATTAGTTCTTGCTCGAAGGTTCTCCGAAAGAATAGTTGTCTTGCCACGACCAGCAGTTTCAAGCACCACAGCGCCAGCATCAGACTGAGTCACATAGATGACATTGGCATCGTTGCGTCGAGTAGAGAACTTAACCTTTAGACCTTTTACGGCTTTGGCTTTTGTGTAGGGAAAGATTTTCTTGTTGCCTTGTGTCCAATTGCGACTCATTCCGGACAAGGGAGTATCTGGATAGCGAGAGCCAGCCAAAGAAACTAACGGCTGCGCAATTTGTTTAGCGTCGGCATTAAACTGCTTGCGAAGGTCTTTGTCAATTTTGCCAAGAGCCTTAATTGCTTCTTTAGCGCCAACAATTTCAATAGATGCGGTGGCTGTCACTTGCGCCTGCTTTTATTTATCACATCTATAACTGTGTTCATGTCTTGCGTTTCAAAAGGTATTTGTGGAGGCCACCACCCAGTCTCAACCAGCAGTTCTGCTAGTGATCGTGAGTAGGTGCCTCGACGGTGGGGTTTGTTGGTTCGTCCGATACAACTTCAATGGCAACCAGTTTCTTAACGTAATCATCAAACACTGCCGGAACAGGGATTGAGTTAAGTTTGCATGATTCAAAAGCCATAAACGCCAAGTCCTCAAGCCCTACGCCAGTGGCAAGGTTGGAGGCTTTTTGTTTGAACTTTCGTTCCCAAGCAATGATGACGTAGAGGTTTGTTGTAACCTCATAGATTGTTTCGTTTGTGGTGACTTTGAGCGTGAGTTGCATGATGTGGTTTCTGGTTATGGTGCGGTGACGTCACGTACCCAAGTGCCGCCAGTGAAGGTGGCCTCTACGGTTGCGAGTTCACCAACTGTGGAATTGATTGGGGTGAAGTTGGCAAGCATACAGTTGGTCAAAATGTACTCAGGGTTTGATGCTGATTCTGTGGTGCCTGATGGGGAGATGGTGAGAACGGTTGAGCCTGTGCCTACGCATGATGCAAGAATTGCTTCAACTTCGCTAGCGCCGTATGACAAGAAGAAAGTAATTGACACTTCTACCGTCTGAAGGCCACCAGTAAAAATATGACCAGTGTCACCGAATGCTGTTGTTTCAAGGCTGTCTTTACCAATTGTGATCATGCAAGCGTT